GCCAGGCCCTCGTCATGCTGAACCTGCTCCAGAAGGTGCCCTACCGAATCAACCATAGGGTTCTTGAGCTGGCAAACTTCTGTATGGAACACCGCATCACTGTGGGTAAGTTTCGAGCGGAGGAACCAACACCTCCACCGCCAAAGCCAGAGCCATGGGAGACTGCCTCGGAAGAGGACAAGCTTTCCTATCGGAGAATGAGAACTGAGATTGAAGATCAGAACTCAGCCCTGGCACAGAAGAATTACAGGACAACTGAAGCCCTGTATGTAGCCAACAAATACAAGAAAGATACCTTCTGGATTCCTTGGTCGTTTGACTTCCGAGGAAGGGTATATCCAATTCCCACAAGCCTCAGTCCTCAAGGAACAGACTTCGACAAAAGTCTTATTTACTTTATGGAAGAGGGACCAGTTAATGAGTGGTGGTTAGCCTTTCAGGTTGCTACTACTTATGGACTGGACAAGGCTCCTATGGATGAAAGAATAACATGGGTCAATAATAACCATGAATTTTTGAGTCGAATTGCCGATGATCCTGAGGGAACAATCTCTGAGTGGTCAGACGTAGAGGAACCTTGGTGTTTCATTGCTGCTGTGTTGGAGTATGATCAATGTGTCATCAAGGGAACTAAGAAGACTTCTGGTCTTCCTGTGTCTGTTGATGCTACTTGTTCTGGTCTACAACATTTGTCAGCACTGGCATTGGATCGGACTGCTGCTGAAATGGTTAATGTTGTTCCCACTGATAAACCTTCTGACGGATACAAAATTGTTGCGGAGAAGGCAAAGGAGATTCTTCCTGAGCATCTTCATCCGTTAATAACAAGAAAGGTAACAAAGAGAACTGTTATGACGACTCCTTATGGTGTCACAGAAAACAGTGCTCGTGATTACATCCGTCAGGAACTCAAAGGTGTCGAACTTGAGAAGGGGGAATTACAGATGATCGTGAAGGCCATCTATCGTTACGGTGTGAGGAAAGTCTTTGATGGTCCGTGTCGATCAATGGAGTTTATCCAGAAGGTTGCTGGGGAACGCATCAAGGCTGGCTCAAATACGATTGAATGGATGGCACCATCTGGATTCCCTGTTGTTCAAGAGTATCGACGCAATGAGACGGAAAGAGTAAACACAAAACTACTTGGTCAACGAGTACAAGTTTGGTTACTCAAGGAGTGGGAAGAACGACAGATTGACCTAAGTAAGGCAAAGACAGCAGCCAGCCCAAATCTTATTCACAGCCTGGATGCAGCCCTGCTTCATCTTGTCTTTGCTGAGTGGGACAGGCCCTTCACCGTCATCCACGACTGTGTGTTGGGTCGTTCCTGCGACATGGACGACATGGGCAGTGCGATCAGGGACAAGTTCATCGAGATCTACTCACAGCCGATTCTTAAGGATTGGTCCACACAGTTGGGGGTTGACTTTGATGAGAGTGTCATGTTGAATACCCTTGACATCAATGATGTCCAACAATCCGCTTACTTCTTTTGCTGATGGATTATTCGATTCCCGACATCGCTGAAAGGCTTGGCATTCACACGTCTGTAGTGGAAAACTACGAAGAAGAATGGCTAGCAGAACAGGAGAGTGAGGAAGAGGATTTCATTACGGAATCTTTTACCGACTTCCTTTGTCGCACCTTTGCTGAATGTTACTTCCTTTTGGAAGCTATTGCTGGTAGTGAGGCAATGGTTTGTCTTGAAGCCTACGATGAAACCTATGGCAACATCGAGGGGGTTCTTTCTGATGACTGACACCGATTCCATGTTGATGGATTTCATTATTCCATCTGATGCTTATGCCCTTGAGTTGGCTGAGCAATTCAACATTGAGTATGGATTGCGTTGGGTTCCTGAGTACGTCCAGTATTTGGCTACCAAGTGTGATCTACTCTTGGATGACAATCTGATTGATCATCTTTCCCTATTCGCTACCCACGAACAAATCACCAACAATGTCTGACACCCGCTTTATTATCACCACAAGCCTCGAAGGCTACATCAACGCACTGGTCCCTTCTGGTAAGTTCAATAACTGCACCATTGGGTTTCGTATTCCTGAGGAGGAACTGCCTAAGTTCGATGCTATCTATGAGCAGGCCCTTGAGTGGGGCAAGAACAAGATGGCAGGGAAACGGTTCTCTGCTGAACTCCCAAAGTGGGATGAAAATGGTTACGTCAAGGTTTCGTATGGTGGAGAAAGCACCTCGCCTATGTTCCCTTGGGTTGACACCGATGGTGTGCCTATTGATCTTGATACTCAGATCTGGAAGGGCACTGTTGTTAAACTGATCATCGACCTTAAGCCTTATGTCTTCGGAGCGAAAGTTGGCTGTTCCCTCAAGGTACGAGGAGCACAGATTCTCAAGCTGGTTAGCGGGGGAGGTTCTGATAGCGGCGGCCTTGATGAAGATAGCGTGGCGGCGCTCTTTGGTAAGACAGAAGGTTTTAAATCTGGTAGCCCCAGTTTTGAACCTGCTGAAGATCCAGGCCAGGGCCCGGTAGGTTACGATGAAGACGACGTTCCCTTCTGATCATGGACAAGTACGCCATTCTTGAACGGATTGCTGACCTTGAGGAGGAACTGTTGATGTATGATTATACCGAACCCAAACGGTATGAGATTGATCGTCAGATCCAGAACCTTGAGGACTGGTTAGAAGATCTTAGGGTACGTTAATGACTGTTTACCGTAGCCGCCTCGAAGAGAAGTTGGCGCGGTGGTTCGAACTGAATGGGCACCAGTTTGAATATGAAACGCTCAAGTTAAACTACACATTGTCAGCAGTTTATACTCCTGACTTTATCTTGCCCAATGGAGTTATATTGGAAGCCAAAGGTTATTTCAAACCAGAAGATCGAAGGAAGATGCTTGCCGTAAAGAAGCAGCATCCTAAGCTTGATATTCGATTGGTCTTCCAAGCTCCATACAATACGCTCACAAAGACCAGCAAAACTACCTACGCCAAGTGGGCAGAGAAGAATGGGTTTTTGTGGGCACCATCTCACGCTATTCCACTTGATTGGTTCGATGAAAACTAAAGAAGATATTCTCGCCACTCTTGGTGAGCATTTTTCTGAGACTCTGGTTACATGTATTGATTACATCCACACAAAAGATGTTAGTCCTGAGGATGTTGCCAAGGTAATCGTTGATGAACTTGATGATTGGTTGGCATACCACGCATCCATGACTAATGCTGCTGAGGCAATCCGACATGCGCTCCGAGAGCGAGTTTCTTAGGCACGAACCATGTCCTAGTTGTGGTAGTAGTGATGCCCTTGCTCGTTATACTGACGGACATGGGCATTGCTTTTCCTGCCTCCACTATGAACATGGTGACGACACCACACCGCTGCCCACCACCACCACCACAAACAAAAGGCTCATGGACTTTACTGGGGACTTTGTTCCTCTCAAGGGTAGAAACCTAAGGGAAGATACCTTAAAGAAGTTCAACGTTCGGTATGACCACGACACCAAAACCATTAGGTTTCCTTATTACTCACAGGCTGGCCAGTTGGTTGGATTCAAGAGTAGGGACACCGACAAGGACTTTAGGTGGACGGGTAAGAACGAAGACCACACCCTATTTGGCCAACAGCTATGGGGACGTGGCAAAGAAATAGTCATTACCGAG